AAAGACGAATACAATGTGATACCAGGCAATTAAATCTCTATAAACACCTGTAGTTGTTACGCCTGTATCTACACCACCAAGAATGTTATAAAACTGCAGTTCGCTTGTGGAGGTAAAGTAAAAAGTGGAAAAATTAGTGCCGTTCAGGTAAGCGTCAAACAATGCAGAACTGGCGCCTAAAGCTGATCTTTTAACCCAGCAACTAAATGTCCACTTCAGGTTGTTGGTTGGCGTTGTAGGCGTTTTGCTCAGGTACGCCGAATCGGCTGAGTTGAACCGCAGGCTGCGTTCGATCTGGTAGCCCTGTGCTCCAGCAAGCAGGAAATTGGCGCTTCCGGGAACTCCCATGTCTCAGCTAATATTTAAAACAGTATTGGCGACAATGCTTGTCGCGCTCCGAACAGCATAAACGATAACATCCGTTGCGCCGTTTGTTTGCGTGAGAGAAGGGGCTGTTCCTCCTGCAAAATCCCAATAGCTATCGAAAACCATTGCATAAGTGGTTCCCGATGCTGGTTGCGTAACAAATATCACGCCTGACTGCCCCGCCACAATATTACTTGGATTGTTAAGCGTAACAGTATGCCCCATCGTCAACGAAAAATTATTAGCAATGGAAAGATCAATGGTGATACCAGTGGCAGAAGTGAGACCACTCACTGCACCACGTTGTGCGGCAGTATAAGTTTGAGCGTTGCTTAATAAAGGGACGGTTCCCGTGGCGTCGGGAAATGTAATAGTACGATCAGCCGTAGGATCAACAACTGCTAAAAACGTTTCGTGTGTATTATCTGTGGCACCTTCAAAAGCAAACGTGGCCCCACTAGCAAGAACAACATTGCCCGTGATCGTGCCGCCAGAAAAAGGAAAATAAGTGGATGCTGCACTGCCAGAAGAAACCAACCCCCAGTTGGTGGCTCCAAGAGTGCCAATTGTCACCCATGCATTATTAGAAGAATTCCGTTGCTTGACGAGAGCATTTGCTTCGTCCATCCACATTTGATAGGCATAACGAGTGCTAGGCTCGCCAGATGCTGAATTTTGCGTGGCAATTGCCTGCAAAGCATTGTTTAAATCTTGACGAAAACTTGCGCCAGATTGGTTGTCAATAATATAGTCGTGCTGAGCCATTTGTTAAATCTCCCGACCAAAACCAATGGCCTGATAAGTAAACTGGCGTCCCACTGAAGAACCGGCACTATTCCTGAATTCTAGTGTAAAACCACTCCTTGTAACATTACTGACAAGCGGATAGTCTCCTGTGTTCATGTTGAAGGCAGTAATCCCCACGTTTGGCGGCTCATAAAAACGATTTTCATAAACCACTCCCGATGCAGAAGCGCCAGTAATTCCAGATCCAGTGGCTGCCCTCTGTTGCAATCGAAGTTCTGCTCCTAATTCATCAATGACGATATTGACGGCTGCATCGCTTGATGTGGCTTTTGTTTTGAATTGAAAACCTCGTCCACGAACAATTGCATTGCTAAAAGTGTTCCAGGTTCCCCAAACAGGCGTACCAGCCGGATCGTCGCTTGTCGTTCGCACATACATCACAGCATTCACCGCGTCTAAGCCGGCCTCGTCAATCTTTCCGGACCATGAATCAATAAGTTCAGTTTTATCATCCCATAGACTACCTGGCACATATGGGCGTGTTACAAAACGCCTAAATAGATTCACATCATAAATACCGCCAGCATCAAACGTAGTAGCAAATTCGTACTCACCACTAGGTACAACACCCCCCACGCTATCAATAGAGGCCAATCCGTCCCAATTATTATCAGTGGCCATGCTGTCTACATTGAGACCACTGTCTAAAATCAACCCATCAAATTCTGCTGAATAGAACATATTGGTTCTATTCCCTTGGAAGGGCGGCGTTTCTTGATCTTCTCTAAATTCTTGAATTAGAGAACGTGGTTGAAGAGGTTCTGGAAAATCGACAATAACGGAAGTGGCGCTTGTGGAACGATTTCCCGTATCATCTTCAAACTTTAATAAATAAGTGCCCTCCAATAGTGGTACTAATTTTTGAGTTTGGTTGCCGGCAGCAGCAGAAACAATTTCTTGTGATTCTTCCCATAACGCTCCAGACGTAGCTCGTGAATGACGAATAAGTACTTTGCCGCCAAGTTTTACATCTAAATCAGGAGCAAGTGTCCAGCTTAATTGCCCACTAGTTGAATCACTAGGAATTAAGGAAACGCCACTAACATTTACTGGAGGAGTAGTTTTACCGGCAGCATTAAAAGTAAGAGATGTAAACGATGAAGATGGAATGAAAGTGCCCGACAATGAATACACTTCAAAATAATATTTGCCAATGCCGGTATCTAATACTTCGTAATCATTGCGGGAAATTGTTTCAGTGGTCCAATTACCGTTTTCTGGGCGCCAACGAATGCGATAGTTGCTGCTCCCTGCAACAGTGGGCCAACTCACTTTAATTTTTACATTGGCACGCCCATTGCTTTCATACAAAATTTCTTGAGCAGAAAGAGACGATGGTGGACTAGGAACTAAATTTAGATTGGTTACATCTCGCTGCTGTAATGTAACGCCACGTTCAATGTAATCATACTTGGATGGATTATGCTCAAGAGCTGTAACCTTATACTCTGTTGGCTCTGATTCTTCAATGCTAATAACACGCCATAAAGTGGGCTGCAAGTCTGTAGTTTCCCACATCCACATGCTATTTGCATTAGGAGCAACAGAAAAATTATTATCGGGATAGACAATTGTCCCAATGCGGTTTGCAATAGTTTGACTTTCTATTGTTCCACTAGGCGTGACAATATAAAAAGTGCCGTTTTTTGTTGGCAACCCTTCTACATTGTCTAGCGTTACGCTAGAAGTGGTTGCCGTAATAATACGTCCAGCCCTGCGCGAACCACTCTTCATCGGGTCGCTAATTTGAATGATTTGCCCTGGGCGAACAACTACTCCCCCTTCCATGGAAGTAGTAAATGTGCAGGTTGTTTTTTCGTTGTATTCAGAATAAAGCAGCCACTCTCCTAACCTATGAGCTTGTCCTCTGCTAGTGCAAGCAAAAGCTTTAATTTCCGCAGGAATGTAACCATATTTTGCAATGGCAGAAGCATTCTCTACGCTTTCGTAATTTAAATCTTGCGTTTCAAGGTCTAAATAACTAACTACAGCCGCAGTATGCCTCACTTTTAAACTGCTGGCACTATAAGAAAATCCTTCTTCTTTAACATTCGCAAGCGTAAATAAATAAGTGGGATCGCCGGGTTTATCTTGTGCCAGAGTTAAAGTGCCATTGCTCCAATATGGCATAACTCGCATTGTCGAGCATAAATCGTTAATTAACTTAAATGCTTCATCTTGATTTTGAATGAGAACATTAGCGCTAAAACGAGGCTCCTTTCCTCCAAAGCCATCATCAATGAGGGCTGAAGCATATTGAGAACACGAATAAAATGCAAATTTATCTAATTGACTTTCACTAATATGATCACCAAATCCGAACCTTTTTGAAATTAATAAATCATATAAAATCCACGCCGGATCTGATGTCCATTGCGCGGCACCAAAAGTGCCGTTCCATGTGCCCGAATAAACAATGCGACCATTATCCTGATCAACCGTACCATTATTTGGAATTTTTACTTTCTTCCCACGTATGCGATAGGAGCGCTTGGGAATACTACCAAACTGAGAAGAATCAAAGCGATGTCCAATGACAACGGAGTTTGGATAGGACAGTTTTTGATAAATAATTTCTGTATAACTTGTCCAATACAAATCATTTAAAAGATTGGTATCAGTGGAGTCGTCTGTATTACGAACAACGCGCACGTCTACAGGAAAAGCTCCGTCAATATCAATAATGTAATCTCGTTGAAACTGATCCGCAGTTCGTCCAGTAATAGTATCTGTTTTAACAGTATTAAAACCCGCCCCGTCATATTGCAATTGAATTGACAGAGAAATAGATGATCCCTTAACATCACCTTCGTCCGTATATTGCTCAAGACGTGGCACGGTAAGTGTCACTCTTATTGCATCAACATTGGTGTCTGTAATTTGCTTAGTAACTGAAGCAACTTTCTTTACTTGCTGGTTTACGCTAAGCTCTTCTTCAATGTCTTCAAAGCCTGAAATATAAGATTGGTTTTGCGTGCCGTAACGTGGAGTTACGGTCATGTTGATAAAATTGTAATCAGTATCTTGCAGATTGGTTACATCTGCGCCGCTGCGTAATATCGGCGTATTATTAAAATAAATATCTTTTAATAACGCTTTGTTGTAATCTGCGGTGTCTCGTGTATATGCACGAGCAGAAGGAAATCCTTCGATTTCTCCTTCTCCTAAAAGGTCTAAGATTTTTGCATATTGTTTACTAGAAAGATTATCAGCGTCAC